CACGATCACTACGGCCAGGAAGGTGCAGCCATGAGCGTGACGACACAACAGTATGCGAATCTCGCGCAAGACGCCTACCGATCGCCAGACCTCAGCAGACTCGACAATCGGCGCACCGAAATTGACGGAGTCAAGTACAAGATTCTTGATCACGTAGATAAACCATCGGGATATCAAGGCACAATTTATCAGCGGGAAGACACCGGCGAGATCATCGTCGCCCACCGGGGTAGCGAGTTCGACAATCAACCTTTCAAAGACGGGTTGATCGCTGATGGAGGTATGGTCGCAAAGCGAGCGAATGCGCAGGCGGCCGACGCGCTTGAATTTACCGAATCCGCAATCGATATGGCGAAAGGTCACAAAGATCGTCACGGTGGCGTGGAGCCGCAAGTCACGGTTACGGGGCACTCCCTAGGGGGCTGTCTTGCGCAGATCACCGCCGCAAAGCTCAACCTAAACGGCGAGACATTCAACCCCTACGGCGCGGCTGAACTTGGCTATCGTATACCCGAGGGTGGAAATCAGATCATTAATCACGTCATGGCCGGTGACGTGGTCAGCGCAGCTAGCAAACACTTCGGAAAAGTGCAGATGTACGCTGAGCCCGTTGAGTTGAACGTGATGAAGGCTGCGGGCTACGAAGATAACGGCAGTCAGTGGGACACCAGAAACCCAATCAAGGCGGCAGTCACCGGAGGCGACTCTCACCGGATGCATCATTTTCTCGACGTCGATGGGAAAGGCCAGCCGGACCGGTCGATACTCGCGCAGCCGGAGGCGCGTGAACTCGCCGACAAACACCGGCCCATGTTCAATAAGTACAGAGGCGACATTGAGAGTATCCGGGGCGGGGTCTCTGTCGGGGCTTCCAGCCTACGAGGTGTTCAGGGCGTGGCAGACGAGATCGGCAGACTTTTGCCGGAAGAGCCTGCGGAGAGTCCGTTCAAAAACGCGCACGGCGCTCTCCCGGTAAATGGCGACCAGCCGTTCGATCCGCGCCAGCCTGGCCACCCAGATCACAAGATGCACGGCACCATCAATTCTGGCGTGCAGGCGATTTATGCGCGACAAGGCATGAGCTTCGACGAATCAGGGGATCGCACAGTCGCAGCTTCCTTGGCCAGCGCCAAGCTCGGCGGGCTGGATCGCGCCGACCACGTGGTCGCGGGAAATGCTGCTAAGGCAGGCGTCGATATCTTTGTCGTCCAGGGCGATCTGCAAGACCCCAGCCATCGACGTGCCCAGGTGAATACAGCGGTGGCGGCGCAGATCCCGGTTGAGGACTCGTTCCAGCAAGCCAATGCCGTCAACCAACGGCAGAGCGCAGTCGCCATAGACAACCCGTCGCAAGAACAGGCGCGCGCTGCCGCACCGCGTACCGCCTAACCGCTTCCATCAATCCGACCTCATCCGCACCGCCTCGCAAGGGGCGGCCAGGAGCGCTTTGTGCCTCACTTTCACCCCCCCTCGATGCATTGGAAGCTACCGCCTTGGTTGCGCGAGCTTTTTATAACCCGCCGCGAGCGATCATCGCAGTACGCCGATGGCCGCTACGAAGCCGCCTTCGTGGCTGCGCAGGCGCGTTCGATTCTCTGGGGGCTGCGGCCGCCGTTGATGGACCCGCTACCGGTGCGTTACGCCTCACCTTCGACTATCGCAGCGATTCGCTGGCAGTTGCATCGGTCCATCGGTCATCTCAGCGAGGACATTGTCGCTACCCAGCGCTTCGGTATCACGGCGGCCGTGCGAACGCTGCTTGAAGCGGAGTTGAAGGTGCCTCTGTCCTACACGCTCGGTCACGTTCGCCAGAATGGACAGCGGCTGTGCTACACCGCGATCGAAGGTCTGGAGCAGATGCTGCGCACCGGTATTGCGCCCGGCGCGCGCGTGAGCCTGCATGCGTGGCTCACCTTGCCGAGTCATGAGGTTATTGACGTCAGCTTGTGGGCACTGTTCCCGGACCTGAGCTGCGCGGAGGAGCGCGAGATGCGGAGTTTGTTCATGCATCCCGATCAGATGCCGGGGCGGTCTTACTGTCCGCAATGGGTCGGCGACGGATTCGTTCGCCGGATCGGCGTCCTCAAGGAGTATGAAGGATGGTGACCGAACCATCTGTGATCTTTCAGGTTGTCTATCGTGGCTCGTTGAACTGGCGCGTAGCAGTCGACGGCCTGGAGAACTACGTCCCCTTCGCCAGCCGCGAGACATGTATAGCCGCCGCCACGGCGCGTGCGCGCCACCATCACCTGACCTATGGGGTGGCCACCGAAGTATGGGCGCCGCGAATTGGCGGAGAGAACGAATGTGTTATGCGTTTCATGTCGCCCGACCACCTCGACGCCTTATTGCGATGGTCTGATGCGAGCATCCAAATTCGGGACGCCTGTGACGACTATATCCTGCAGTCTCCCCGCATTCTGGGGACGCGATAATGCTTGAGCTATCGCGCTTTCCGATAGAGGCGCTGTTGATCGGCGAAGAGATCGAAGTCCGGGTATTGCGTGTGAGTCGCCGCGGTGAGGTCCGCTTCGGCCTGACGGCTCCGCGCGATGTGGCCATCCTGCGCGGCGAGCTACTGGAGCGGCCAGCCGATCACCGCTCACGCAATCCAAAACCAAAGAAGATTTCCGCCCACCGACGAATCCCCCGTTGGTGGAGCGGTAACTGCGGTGGAGGAGTTTACCCGCCGGCCGATAGGGGCCGGCGGGCTGCACAAAGCGCAAATGATTCTTCAGTGTATTCAGCAACTGGCTGATCTCACGGCTGGAGACCGTTGCATGTCACAGTAATGTAGGAAATTATCTCGGATAAGGCGCGGGAAGCGCTTGGTTTGCAATCGTTTCAGCTGCAGCCGCTGACCGCCAAGGACGAAGCATGACAAGTACAGGGAATTTTTGGGCGCGCGAGGCGCCACTACTCCAACGGGACGCCGAACGCCCTCATGCGTCGGCGGTTTCCGCACCATCACAAACAACCGTCGCGCCTCCATACAAAGCGTGGCAATGCTTTGCATCGGTGAAGCAGGCTACAGCCGAATTCTTATCGCGGTTCCTATCGACAAATTTCACGTGGGAGCTGCTCTTGAACAGTGCGACATTCAACCACTGGAGCGAGCGAATGGTTCGCTCCGATAAAGGAAGGCTTATGAAACTCTGGCAGCTTATTTTCGGGCTGTTTCTCATTGCAGGCTTCAACTCGGCATGGGCACAGGACCCAATTACGCCTTGGAACTGGAAGCTGACGATCTACGACAACTCCGGCCATGAGTTGGAGAACAAGGAGTTCACCAGTCGAAGTGCCGCCGAGCAATACTTGTGGGCATCCTCGCCTGTAAATGCGACGCTTAAGAACATCAAGCTCATCAAAGCGTTGAATGGCTCAGGCGCCGAGTACAAGTACACCGGTGCTCACTTCGCAACGACTCCGGGTCCAGTTCAGTATAACTCGATTGTCGATGGCGTCGTGAAATGGTTTCTCAGTGAATCGGAAGCCGTCGCAGCTTTCAAGCAAAGCATGACCAATAATTGGGGCACGGCGCGGCGTGCTTGCCCCCCTATTTTCGAGGATGAGGGCTGGAGCAATTACCCCAATCCCGTTGACTCCCAGATTCGGCGAACGAAAGTCTACGTCTTCGAAGAAGACGATCCCACCTGCAGGCCTTATTGGGACTATGATTACCTTATTATTGAAATGGTTTCACGCGAACGCATCACCAATCACGACTACGTCAAAAACCTCGACGGAAATTTCTTTCGAGACCCACAGCCATTCACGGGTTTGCGGGACCCCCCAGATATCCTGCATACCGGACCAGCTCACGACCCGTATGGTGACTACTACACTCAGGATCAGTGGACCGTACACAGTCGGAACACGGCCAAGCTAGTCGGGCAGCCTAATCACTGCTCGCCGATCAAGGGCAACCCCTGCGATATCTCCAGAGGCTCAAAGCATGAGACCGTAACTGACGCGAGTGGCTATGGCCCGTTGGATTTGATTCGTCAGTACGACTCCACCGATGTAGGCGGCACGTTCGGCCGCGGTTGGCGTGGCCCCTTTGACTACCGCTTGATGATGTCAAGCGATGGCAATCAGTCTCTTGTTCTAACGACCCCCAATGGGAAACAGATCGATCTGACGCGATCGTCTGGTTTTGTTGACAACGCCCAACGGTATCGCAGCTCCGATGATCGCTCGGCTACCGCGATGAAGTACTACGCGAATTCCAAGTATGCAGTCCGGGTCGAGTTTCCGGGCATGTCGATCGAGTTCCGTGACCCCGCTGAAGCAAACGCCGAGAAACCTATAAGCATCACGTACAACGGCAACCAAGAGGTCCGATTTACATACGATACCCATGGCCGTATGGAGCGCGCGGAGTACCTAGGCCGCTCGGTCAAGTATATTTATGAGTACGCCGACAGCGAGCGCACGCTCATGGTTTCGGCAGCGCTGATGCCCGATGGGCGGCTGATCACCTACGAGTACACGCCCGATGGCAACCTCGATCGGGTGGCGGATGACAGTGGTGAATTGTTCAAATACAGCTACAAGCCCGGCACGTCGCTAATCAACTCGATTCTAGAAAGTGGCGAGCACCCTCGCGAGTATCAATACGACGACTTAGGCCGCCTGATCGAATCGACGAACGGGCCGACCAAGTATACATATGCCTATCTACCCACCCAGACCACGGTGACCTTTCCGAGCGGCCGAGTGGAGGTCACGGACTTCGAGCCAATTGTCTGGCGACGGCCTGTGCGCGAAGAGACCGTGGGTGGCTTGGTCACCTCGACAACCTATTCCGGCAACGACGACATCGTTACCGAGACCGACAACACCGGCTTGACCACGATCCGGAAATACAACAGCAACTCGGAAACCGTTCAGACCCTGCTGAACAATGCGGTGTTGCGGACTATCGTCACCACATTTGAACCCGGGACGTCGCGGCCGATAAGGATTCAAGCCAATGATGGGACGAGCAATCTAGTCGCTCAGACCGACTTCACTTACAACACCCGCCGACAATTGACCTCGGTCGTTCGTAGAGATGCGAAGACGGGCGACCAGCGAATCACCACGCAGACCTACTGCGAAGAGGCTGATTTGCCCGCCCCGGGCTCGACCTGCGCCACCGTGGGTGCATTGAAGTCCGTGGACGGTCCCCGCGCCGATGTCGCCGATATAACCGGTTATGACTACTACGTCAGTGACGCGCCGGGCTGCGCGACGCCCGGCGGGAACTGCCCTTACCGAAAGGGAGATCCGTGGAAAACCAACTTCCCGATGGGTCAGACCTTGGAGTATCTGGCGTATGACGGCGCTGGTCGAGTCCTTGCGTCGAAGGACACCAATGGCGTCGTCACGAACTCGGAGTATGACCTGCGGGGCCGCCTATCCGCCCAGAAGGTCCGTGGTGCAAATGATTCCGTAGAGACCGATGACCTAATCACACGGTTCGAGTACACCCCCAGTGGTTCGGTTAAAAAGATCACTCTGCCAGACGGAACGTACACTCGGTTCACCTACGACACCGCATTGCGGCTGACGGACATCACCGACAACCTCGGAGATGTTATCCACTACACCCTGGACAGCGCAGGCAACCGCAAGCAGGAGGACGTCAAGGCCGACGGCACAACCGTCAGGCGCACCCTGTCGCGTACATTCAATGCGCTGGGTCAGTTGGAGGCTTTGAAGGATGCGTTCCAAAATGCAACCAGTTTCCGCTATGACGTCGGCGGCAATCCCGACCGAACGACCGATGCTCTGGGGCGCAAAACCGATCAGACCTTCGATGGGCTAGGCCGTCTCAAGAAGACCTTGCAGGATGTGGGTGGGCTGGCTGTCGAAACCCGATTGGAATACGACCCATTTGATCGGGTAGCCGGGGTAGTGGATCCCAAGGGGTTATCCACGGCTTACGTGTACAACGGGTTCGGAGATCAGACGAAGCTGACCAGTCCGGATACGGGTGTTACGGATTACACCTATAACGCAGCCGGTCTCTTGGCGACGAAGAAGGACGCCAATGATTCCACCGCACACACGTATACTTACGATGCGCTAGGGCGGCCCAAGACGGTCTCCTATGGCACGGGAAGCGCTGACGTCGAGTACATCTACGACACTGTCAACCCAGCTTGTACCGTGGGCGAAACCTTCGCTTCCGGTCGCGTTACCGCAATGCGAACGGACGGTACGGAACTGCTGTACTGCTACGACCGTTTCGGCCAAATCGTCCGCAAGATCCAGACATTAGCCGGCAAGAGCTTCACCCTCCGATTCGCTTACAGCAATGCGGGTCAGCTTAAAAGCCTGACGTATCCGGATGGCACAATTGTGGATTACGTTCGCGATACTAGGTCGCGCATCAAGGAGATTGGCGTTAAGCCCAACGGCAGCGCGCGTTCGGTGCTGCTGACCAACGCATCCTATGAGCCTTTTGGACCGGTCAGGGGTTGGGACTATGGCAACGGGCGCACATTAGCCCGAACCTACGACCTCAACTACCGCGCCAAGACCGTCCTCGACAGCGCCAGTGGCGGCCTGTCGTTGGGGTACGGCTACAACGAAGTCGGCAATCTGACCGAGTTAAAGGATGGCCTGCAAAGCGCGTTCCAAGCCAAGTACGACTACGACACACTGGGCAGGCTGAAGATCACGCGAGACGGCGCGACTAGCACGCCGCTGGAGACTTACGGCTACGACGGCACCGGTAACCGCCTCAACGTCCTGCAAGGCGCGGTAACGACGATCTATACCTATCCAGATACCCAGCATCGCCTTACTCGCGTTGGCACCGTTAATCGCAGTTATGACTCGATTGGCAACACGGTCAGCATTGGGGGGACGGCGAAGGAGCTTAGCTACAGTCCTAATGATCGGCTGAGTCAAGTCAAGCTCAATGGCATGGTCAAAGCGGGTTACCGCTACAACGCTATTGGAGAGCGCGTGGCCATCACCAAGCCGGACGGTACGATCGACACGTACACGCTGTATGACGAGGCCGGGAACTGGATCGGCGACTACACGGCAACCGGGGTAGCGAGGCAACAGGCGGTCTGGCTAGGCGATGTACCGGTCGGTCTGCTGGTCGGAAGCGGCACCACACAGTCTGCGAAATACATCGAGCCCGATCACCTCGGTACGCCGCGAGTGATCATCGATCCCGCCCGCAATGTCGCGATCTGGACCTGGAGCGGGAAGGGCGAAGCGTTCGGCAAGGACGTTCCTAACCAGGACCCCGACCTGGACGGCACCGCATTCGTTTTCAACCTGCGGTTTCCGGGGCAGCGATTCGACGCTGGCAGCGGATTTGTTTACAACTACTACCGCGATTACGATCCGGCCGTAGGCCGCTACTTACAGAGCGATCCTATAGGCCTGAACGGGGGATCAAGTACCTACGCCTATGCATTCAATAATTCGAACACCTTCACAGATCCGTCTGGTCTGCAGCCGCCCGTAATTGACAAGCCGGCGCCCGGCACCAGCAGAACCTACACCCGCAAAGAGTTCACAGACCGCTACGGCCCTTTTAGTTCAGCTATTAATCGTCAGCTTGACCGAGGCTGTGTCGGGGTTGCTTCAATCTACCAGGGCATGGGATACAACATGCCTGAGAATGCGCCTGGGGCACAATGCTTCAAAACGCAAGACGAGGCGGAGCGAAAGGCTCGTGAATGCAAGAACAATGTTGTATGGATAAAGCAGGGCGAGTGGCGATTCGATGACAGATCGGACATCAAGCCAAATTCGATCAAGGGAGTGTCAAATAATGATCCGAAAAATCTTGCCGAGGCTTTCAACTACATTACTTGGCTACTAGATGAAGAGGCATACCTGATAATGAACTACCGAATTGACGACGTTCCCGCTAACGGCCCTCAAAGGATCGAAGTCATGTCATCGCACAATACGCAAATTTCTCCGACCGAAGAATTTCCTGCGCAGATTTTCTGCACTACCTGCGCGGTACGGACAAAGTGAGGAATTGGGCTTCCGCTTATTAGCTGCCAAAGGTGAGAAATGAAATATATAACCATTCCCAGCCTGATCGTGTTGGTGACGAGTCTTTGCGCATCTGCCCAACCCTCCAAATCGAATGCGGAGGCGACGAAATTAGCGGCACAGTACGCGAATGCTCAGAACGAATCGCAACGGCTGCTCATAAGCGTAGAAGCAATAGATAAAAAGTTGATATGCAAAGGATGCGAACTCGAAACAATCAACTCAATCTTCGGCACTCATTTTTCGACGAAGGATATTTCTCGGCAGGGCGACGACGGCTTGTTCAGCGCCGTCGTGCCACTCAGGCCGCCGGTAGCTGCGCAAAAGGAAAATGCATCTCCTCTTGTGAGTTCTGAGCCTTCGGAAAAAAATCCGCCATCCGCAACCGCAATTACCGGTTGGCGGCTCGGACTTAAGTACGACAGCTATGGAAAGGTCAGGCTCTACTATCTGGCTAACGCGACCCTAGCACCCATGGGCTTCTAATGGCGCCGATGCTCTAAAGGTCCCGGTAAAGAGCTGGCCCGCAAGACTGGAAAGTTGGACGAGGACTAATATGCTGGGAGGGCTGGGCTCTGTACTCACGGGGCTCAGCCCTTTTAGTTTGATTTGATGGGGCCCAAAATCTTTAACTATGTGTGATCAGCCGGCTTTCGTCTCAAAGATGCCGGCCAACTAGTGCGCACCCTGAATAAGCCCTCCACCTTCAGAACAGAGTCCGCCCTCCGAAACCGCAATTACAGGCTGGCGCCTAGAATTTTAGTACGACAGCTATGGAAAAATTCGGACTTACTACTTATCCAACGCATCTCGGGCGGCTGTCGGTTTCTAGTCACGCTCATGGCGCGAGTTGATTCCAGAGAATTGGATGCACTCCAACCCCTGGGGTTAGTTCGACTCGACGAGGGGCAGCGCCATCCGGCGACAGCACGGCCCGCGCGGCAATCGTACTGCGATCGAAGATAAGACGAGGGATTCGGATTCGAAGCCCTTTTTCTTGTGCGGGAGGAGGCAGAGATCAGCCCCATTTGCTACCCCGCTATTCGGCAACAAAGGTCACACCATCGAGCGACAACCAGCCCATCACGCCGCTCTGCGGCGTCGATAGCAGTACATCGCCATTCGGCTTAACGTCGATGCGTGTCGGTGCGGTGGAATCACTGACGGCCGCAAAGAGCAGTTGACCTCCCGGGCGAAAGCCGGCCGGCAGCGTGAGAACAACGCTGCTGCCGGTACCTCCTTTGACCAAGCCGCGTAGTTGGATGCGATTGGCGTCTCTCCGATATGCTGCGGCGGTGAATGGATCGCCATAGTTGCTCCAAGGCGCGTTGAGGCTAGGCGCTTGCCATGAACCTTTACGTAGGTCAGCGACCGAAGCTGCGGTGCTTCGTCGAGTCTGTCCGCCTTGCACTATCGGGATCAGTTCGTCGCCGGTCAGCCCGGTCGCTGCCGGTAGCTGCGAGAGTTTCAGGTTCGCCATCGTCAATCCACCAAAATGTAATCGCCGGCCTCGGTCACCAAGTCGTCGCCAACCTCGGTATGCAATAGGCCGTTCTTAAAGTCGAAGGTGTGCCCGGCGTTCTGCCAACTGCTCAGGCCGTCGCGCGTGGCACCGATCTCGGCGCGCACGCGATATGCACCGCGCAATGGGGACGCATAGCTGGTGCCCGTCATTGCCGCTGGGCTGTCGAGCGCTTGGCCCGCGATAGCGTCCAGCAGCCGCAGGACATATGCCGTGCCAGCCTCGGGTCCGATTGACCCTTGTCCGTGGTCGACCAACTGATCCGCTTGCAACCGACGATCGCGGTGCGCCCAGGCCAGAACCAGGTCGCCGTCGATCGACGCCGGATAGCGCAGCCCATTGAGCTTCAGGTCGCCGGGTGGATATGGTCGGGCCTGCCGCTGGGCCAGCTTGATGCTATCCGCCGGCGCGAGCGCCGGGTCCAGCTGTGCGCTCGACGTGCGCGTCAGCAGCTTGGCCTGCACCGTTTCACCAACGCTGTAGTCGGTCGGATCGTTGGCAGCGAAGTCATCAAAGAACCAGATGCGGTCACCGACCGCGTGCGGCACAGGGACCGTGTCCGCGCAGCCGCGCGCCAACGTGGCGGTTTGCGCCTGCGGGTCGACCGCAACCACCCGCACGATCTCGTCCTCCACCAGCGCAGCCGTGCCGGCCGTGATCTGATCCAGTCCACGGCCCGACGCCAACTGCACCGTGGTCGCAGTTGCGTCCATCGCATCCGCCAGCAACGCGGTTGGACACCAATCGCCGACATCGGCCTCAGTGAACTCGCCGCTGCCTACGCGCGTGGTCAACACGTAGTTCAGCGCCAGGCCGGTGGCCTGCTCAGCAACTGCCAGAACCGCACCGGCATCTACGGGAACCGCGGCCAGGGCTGCAGCATTCAGCGTAGTGGCGAGATCTCGATAGCTCGCCTCCATCAATCGCCGGTTCGGCGATGGCTGCGGAATCCGATCCGGTGGGGTCCACACGGGCGGCTGCGGTTCCAGATAGGCCGTTGCAGGCAGCCCGAACACGTCCTGGACCGCGACGACAGTAATCGCACCCTCGGCCAGCTTGCCGTCATCGAATGTGCCAACGCGCAGGACCAGGTTGTCCACGCCGCGAAAAGGATCGCGAATGCGGAACACGCCGCCCGGCGCCAGGACGCCACCGCGGCGGTCGAACCGCAGCTTCAGGCGCTTCAAGCCCGAGCAGGCGATGGTCAGATCGCGTGTTGCCACGCGCCCGGCAAGTTCCGCCGTGGGTAAGCCCTTGTAGTCGGTGGTGCTGGACGCGACCCCGCCGGTCGCTTGGATGCCGGCTAGGTCCTCGACCCGGATCTGGCGTTCTTCGTCCTTGATCGGGTCGTACCACGTCACGATCAGTTGATTGATCGAGCCGTCTTGAGCCGCGCCTTCGTCTTCCTCGATCGCCAGCAGGCCCGACTCGTAGTCGAACACCGGCAAGTCTTCGACGCGGTAATCGTCACGCAGCAACCTCAACGTCAACCGACCAGTGGAGCGATCGGTGTATTGCGCCGCACCGACGTGATCGATGACCACCTGCATAAAGTCGGCGATCGAGGACTGCCGATTCCATCGCAGGCAAAGCCCAAAGCCTTCGGCGTGCAGCGTGTCGGCGGCAGCGCGATAGCTGGCTTCGTCCAGCACGCCACGATCCAGACCCCGGCCCCAATCCCGGTTAGTCAGACACTCAACCAAGATGTGCGCCGGGTTCATCGCACGGATCGCGCCGTTCGCCAGTGCGATGACCGCCTTCTCGGGATACCACGCTACGCCGTCCCAACCGGCCAGCGCGCGGCGCACGCGCATCTTCCACGGCTTCGGATAGGGGTTGTTGGCCGCGATCTGCCCGTCGAAGTATTGAGTGGTGACTCCACGGAAAGCTGGCGTCGGCGTACCGTGCAGCGCACCTAGCATCGGCAGGACGGCTTGAGGGGCGCCGCCCATCAGGACGTCGAGCCAACCCTTAATGCCGCCTTCGCCCTTGTCGCCGCCGAACAGATCCGGCTTGTTGATGAAGATGCGACTGGTCTTATTGATCGTGCCCTTCCAGGCTTCGCGGTCACCGACACGGATCTCGACAATCTCATCGAGCGGCCCGCGCGACAGGCCCATGTGCAGGCCGAACAGATAGCGGTGTCCGACGGTCTGCTTCTTACTGCTGCCCACGCGCGGCCTCCGCGCGTGCGAACGCGACGAGATGCAGGCCTAAGGCATCTCCCAAGGCATCGATTACCTCGACATCGATGCCGTCTCGCACGAACGCGCTCCAGTCCAACCCGTAGTAGGCGAACCATTCCCGTCCGCCCTGCGTGCAGTACCCCGGGCGCGCGCCAAAGCCCGGCGCACGGCGTAGGTGATCCAAGGTGACGATCACTTCTTGCCGCCCTTTTGCTTGATCGGTTGGGTGCGGTACTGGCCGACGCCGAGCACCATCCAATCCGGCGTCCACACGTCGCCGAACACGACCGACTGCGGCGTGCCTTCGGTGCTTTGCGGGAACTGGAAGTCACCGAACGCTGCCGGCTTGGATTGCGGGGGCTTCGGCCGTGCGGCCACCGAAACGAAATAGCTGATAACCCAGATCGCGAGCTGGACCCAGATGCCCATGCGTGTTTCCGAAGATTAGAAGAGAGGGCTGCCATCGAACGGCGATTTGCCGGGCAAGCCGGGAACACCGCCGTAGTTCGGCGCGTTGTTGAACTTGGTGCTGCAGATCGCGATGGACCGGCCGCAGCCGGGATAGGCGACGACGGCTTGGCCGACCCGCAAACCGTCGCCCGCTCCGAGCAGCGTCAGCCGCTCGCCGGTATGCGCGCGGATGCCGCGACGCTCCAAACCGGCCTCGCCGAGATCCCACGCCAGAAATCCACCCGCGAACCAGCCATCCGGGTATTGGCTGAAGATGCCGGCGGTGATGACGTTGCCGTTGAGCGTCGTCAGCGACGCCGGCACGCGGAACGACTCGGGATTGACCCGGCAATTGCGGTCGTAGAGGCTGTACGGGCAACCGCGTGTCCACGCCAATCGCAAGCCCGGCTGCCCGAGCGCGGCGTCGAGCGATTGGCACCGCACCTCGGTGCTTTCCAGCGAAGACCGATTGACGCCCGCGATCCGGCCCATCCAGACCACCCGTGCATCGCCGTCGCCCTCATGGACATCGCGGACCAAAACAGCGACCTCGCTCGATGGTGGCAAGCCGCGATAAAGCCGTGCCACTTCGAAGTCGCCGGGCGCGGTGATTGTCAGCATGTCGCTGGCGGTGTGGCCCGATTGACGGATGCCATCGTCGCTGATGGCGGCGGCCCGATAGACCTGCGTGTCGAGTGCGAAGTCTCGATCGCCGCCGGTGTAGCGCCAGCGCTGAGCGCCGCGCACAAACTCGTACAGCCGCCGCGGATTGCCCGCGGCAGTCGATCGTTCCAGTTGTTCAAAGCTCATGCGGGCGCGGGAGTCTCGGTGTCAGGATCGCGCACGGCGCGCAGGACGATGGACGCGTCGGCGGCGCCGTCGCTATCGGTATGGTGTTCGATTTCGGCGTCGTCGCTGTCGCCGCGACTCAGGACCAAGAAGCTGATGCGCAGGACATCGCGCGGTCGCATGTCCACACCGAGTGCGCTGTCGATCGTCAGCCGCTCGATCTCGTCGTCCAGGGCCACTGCCGCTGTGATCCGGCGATGGAACGCTTGGCCGTCCCGCAGTTCGATCCGCATGTCGCGGCGACCCGGCCGTAGGCCGGCGAATCGAGCCAGCCCGACGTTCGCGACGTCCAACGCCGTGGCGGTCCCGGCCAGGTTGGCGACCAATGTCAGGTCGTCGGCGTGGGTGGGCCGCCAAACCGCCTGCTGTCGGCCACGTAGGGTGTACAGCCACGACCGGACGTTGGACCGCTCGACGCGGCCGTGCATACGCCATTGATGCGACTGTGAGACCGCCGCCCAATCCGGCGGGTCCATCACAAACGGACGGCCGAACTCGTTATCCAACGTCAGCAGCGCTCGCTGCCAGCCATTCGACAACCTCTCGGTCTCATCCGGCCGCTGAGCCAGCACCGGGGAACCGCGATACATCGGGGCATTCGTCAGGGCAGGCCAGTCGCAGGCTTCCACCACATCGAATCGAGCGCTCACCGACGCTGCTTGATCGGTCAGGCGCGTGACCTTCGGGGGTTCGGCCAGCCGCGCGGTCCGCACCGGATACAGCCGGGTCCCGCGCGGCCACGCTTTCGTCGTGGGATGGCGCAGCGTGATCGATGCGCCTCGAATTGCCTCAACCTCGGCCACTTCGACATCGAACGCGGTCTTGCCGCGTAGTTGCACCAGCCCGCCGACACGAAAGTCGCGATGGCCGGGATCGCAGGCGATCACACGAACTCCGAGTGCATGGTCGTTCGACAGCCACTGCACATCTGGCCAAATCGGTAGCGCCCAAGTGCGCCCTCCCCAGCCGAACACCGCCAGATCGAGCAGCAAGCGTTCGCGCCCATCGACGATCATGGTCGCTTCGAACGAGCGCCGCGGCGCGGAGCGCAGGCCACGCCGCTGCTCCACCTGCGTCGGGCTGGTCAGGATGTCGGTCTTCCACGCCAACCGCTCCAGCACGCCGCGCGACCAGTCCGGCACGAACGCCCAGGCCACGATGCGTTGGCCGGTGATGACGACCGCAATCGCGTCGAATCCATCGAATCGGAAAGACAGCGTTGCGGAGATCACTGGCGGGCCGTCGGTGCCGACCGCGATCTGCCAAGTCCTCTCCGACATCGGCGCGAACGGCAGCGGCGTTGCGCCAGGCGCCGCCAGAACAATGCCTTCACCGCCCGACAAGGCGGCATCGGTCAACGTCAGCGCGCGGGCGCGGTACGCATTCCAGACGCGCACCGCACGTTGCTGCACGCTGCTGACGTTGCCCAGGTTCAGCACCTGCGGCTCGACATGGATGCGGTCGAAGAAGTCGTCGCCGAACATCGCCTGCGGTGCGCCGACACGACGGTCTGCCACGAAGCCGGGCACATCGACAACGCGTGGCCCGAAGCCGGGTTCGGCCCCGAGCGCGCCGCTGGCCTGGCCGTCCCAGAAGGGCGGCGATTTGAAATAGTCGCCCTGACCGCTGAAGGTCAGCGGCCAGAGGGCGGGCCAGAGCATGCGGGGATCGGATTACTCAGTAATGCGGTAGGCGTAGCCATAGACGCCGCTGTTGGGCGTGCCGGCGGGACCGTTCTTGCGGTGAACGGGGAAGACTTTCCAGCGGTCAGTTCCCAGCGCCAATTCTTCGCCGAGCGCGTAGCTGTCCATGCGAATGAATCTCATGTCCGGTGGGTGGCCGACGTCCGAGAACAGACCAGCACCACGCGGCACCGCGCACCACAGCGGCTGCCCCGGCGCGCGGCCAGTGAGCGTGCTGTGCCCGACTTCCTTCAGCAGGTTGATCGGCGCCGCCTTGCCGCGCCAACCTGCCGACAACCGCCGAGCATCATTACTGTCGCCGCTCGTCGCATGCCAGCGTGGCGCGATGCCCTCAAAGTCCGCTCGGATGCGCGTACACGGCGCGGTGTAGTTGTAATAGGTGTCATCGAACGCGACGCTGTGATACGGCGAATCCGGGCTGTTGATGTAAGTTGCGGAGTAATACCACTGGCTCCCGTAAATGTACTGACCGGTGTTGACGACTCCCGCAGTAATCAATTGGCCGGTGCCGAAATGCTTAAAGGTGCCGGCTTGCGTCTCCAGCACGACGTGTAGATACGGCTGCGGCGTGGTGCGTCCGAAGAAATGCACCGCGCTGTATGGTCCCTGGACGTAGTTCGCCCAAACGATGCTGCTGGCATCGGTCTGGATATCCGGGTTTGCATTGGCGGCGTAGCCTGTGTGGCCGAATGCACCAAGAAATGGCGCCGGGCTGTTGCCGTCGCCGCCGGTAAGTTGAGACACGAACGACGCGTACAGATTGCCGGCATGCAAGCTCAGTGCCTTGCCTGCATTGGAGGGACGGTCACGCAGCCCGTCGATCGACCAACCCGCGCTCTGCGCGAACAGGCGCAGCTTGTCGAGCAGCTCGTTGGGATCATTCGCGGCTGAGGTTGCGTAAGCCATCAGTCCATCTTCAAGGCGAAGTAATTGTCGGGTGAGATACGGAACGCGTTCTGGAACGCCAGCCAAGTCACGCCATCGCGTTCGATGCGCGACTCCGATGCGGTGGAAAATCCGGTGGTCCACGTGCAGCCATCGAACTCGCCCCACGGGTGCCGCGGCGACGACGAGCCGAGGATCAGAGGGAACAGTGGCGATGAGCCATCCAGGTTGTCACGCAGATAAGCGCGGTCCCCGCTGGTGGACATCGCACTCGGGTAGACCTTGCCCAAGGTTTCGCTATCGCCGTAATCGTTCGCACCGGACGCATAGCGATTGCAATGCATTCGCCATACGTTATCGGGATAGTTCGCCGCGAGACCGTAGCGGCCCGGATCGAAGAAGCAGCGAAAGTTCGCGTCCGTCGCATCGGGCGTGCCGTTCTCGACAGAGCCGCAGGCGCCGATGATCAACGGGTACTCATGGATCGATGGCGGCTCGTAGGCGGTCGCAAATCCCAGATAGGCGCTGACATAGACCGTGCCGATGCGCGCGACGATCACCGCCCGTTGGCCGTTGATCGCCAGCCAGTACGCGAACGGTCCGTTACGCAGCGGCAGGTGCCGCAGTCCACTGTTGTTGACTTGGCTGCGTAGGCTCAGCAGCGGATTGTGACTACGGAAGCCGTACCAGTTCAGGTTGTAAGCGGCACGCGCTGAATCTTCGAACAGTTCGGCGCCAATGAAGATCGACTGCCGACCATCCAGACCGGGCGCCTTCACGATCCACTGCGCTCGATCCTCAAGTTCGTAATCGGCATTGAGATCGGTGTGGAACGAGACATCGTTGCATTCCAGCGGACCCGCGCCCGCAGTCGCGGTGATCAGAACCCGCCAAAATCGGGCTGGCGGCGAGGCACTATTGACGAGGAAGGTTCGACGCGCGCGCGCGGACGGCCAAGTCTGTCCCGCCCACGCCTGCACCCTCACCCAGCCCGCACCGTCGTCGGATCGCTGCAGTTCGAAGGTCGCCGGCGCGCGCGCGCCGGTATCGCCGATGCCGATCGACAGCGCTTTGACTGACGCAGGCCCAATCATCTCGATACCGGCCCACGCTGGCAGATCGGCGACCGCACGCGTGGTCCAGGTGTCCATGGAGTTATCGAACAGCGCGGGCGTGCTGGCGAAGTTGCTGGTACGAAAGTTCAGGTTACGCACACCGTGCCGGCGGACCAGTGTCCAGGCCGGCGAGGTATTCAAGGTAAAGCGATCGCCGGCCGCGAATGGCGTGGAGCCGGCGTTGATGCGAAAGCGAAGCCGCTCCGATTCGAACGGCTGCCCGACTTGCGCGACGCCCAGCTCGCCTGCGACGGCGCCCGCGACCGCAAAGCGATCAGCGTCGAGCGCGGTGAGGCTGAAGCCCTCGGCAATACTCGCGGCGCCACCGCGATATCCGCCGGTCGAGCCTTCAATTCCGGTCAGCGTGCCATTGCCGGTGCCCGCGTACAGCAGGCCCCACACATGGCCCTCGCGACAAAGCGCGGCTTCCAGTTGGTTGAGGAAATCGTAGTAGTCGCTGGCAACGCCGGTTCGAAGTGTCATGGAACAGCCCAAAAAAAACGCGCCCGGCGGGGGAGCCGGACGCGCATAGCGGTAGAGAACAGGGGGGATCAAAACCGCCGGGCGCAGTATCAGGATCGATCGTCGCATTTGCTGCGACCGCTAGCCCAAGTCCTGACGAACGGTCGGCGCATTCGCACGAATCGTGGACAGGATCACTTGTCGGCCGGCTTGCGTGCTCATGACGTTGACGATCTCGCGTGGGTCCAAGTACAGGACGTTGGTGATCTGCGATCTGCGTTGGCCCGCATCCGGTGAAGCGGGACCGCGCTCGGCCATCGGCGCGCGCGAAGGAGCCGGAGCACGCGGAGCCGGCGTGACAAAGCCACCCGATGCGTACCCGCGCAGCCCATCAAGCGCTGCCATACCGATGCGGTTGAACCGTTCCAGGAACGAACGCGCTCCGGGCTGTCGAACGACCTCCCGACGATGAACGAACTCGCCGCGGTGAACCACGCCGGCCGCCGCATACTTGGGACCGATGCCGGTGAAGCCGCCGCCGGAGAATCCGGACATCGACTTGGTGGCGTTGGCGGCCAACATCGTCGTCGCCGCGGTCTGCATCGCCACCGCCGCACTCATCACCACCTTACCTGCCGCGCCCAGTGCGATCGATGCGCCGGTAATCGGCACCGCGTAGGCCGCACCGGCCGCAGCCGCTTGCACCGGATCGGGCTGGGCCAAATCCGGAGTGCCCTTGCCACCCGCCGCCTTACCAAGGACCGCCATCAACTTCGCCGTCGCCATCGCCGCCAACTGCTGCGATGCCAATTGCGCCAGCGACGTCGCCATGTCCTGCACCATGCCGGTCAGCGCCTGACGCAAGGTCAGCGCGCCGGTAGCCAGCCCTTCCAGCGCATTGCTGAGGCCGCTTTCGAAGCCATTGGTCAGCGTGACGACCAACTCGTTCGATTGGACTTTCAACGCAGCGACCTGCGCGGTCAGGTCCTTCACCCGCTCGATCGATTCCGGTGCGCCGGTCCTAGCGGCCAGCGCGTCCATCTTCGGAAGCAACTGCTCGACTTCCGCGGCGGTGCGTGCGTGCAGATCGATCAGTTCCCGGCGCGCGCCGATCTCGGTCAGCAATCCGGCTTGCTGGCGTGTCTGGATCGATTGCTCTTGCCGGGACTGCTCACCGAACACGCGATCGATCTGCGACTGCAGGTCCTCCAACTCGACCTTGGCGACCTCCGTGTCGATCCGCAATCGGATCTTCAGGACGTCGGCGGTGTTGCCTTTGGCCTGCAGATCGGCGAGTGCCTTTTTGTACTCCAGATCCAGTTCTTTCTGTCGCGCCGTCGCGCCATCGCCGCGGTTGCGCGTCAGCGCGATGTCGGCCTCTTGAACAGTACGATCTAGAGAGTCGTCGTCCTTCTTCTCTTTCGCGTCGGTTAGAGTTTGCTTCTTCTGGTCCGCCGCCAGCTTTCGCTCGTCTGCCTTGCGCTGGCGTTCGGCGTCGCGAACGGCCTTGGTCTGCGCCCGGCCGGCGTCGGTGGCCGATTTGGCCGCTTCGCGCTCGCGCACCTGTACATCGATCGCTTTGCGCATCGCGTCAGTAAGCTGCGTGGTGTCCTTGACCCCCGCGGCTTTGACGGCTTGGTATTCCAGCGCGGCGCGTAGGCCCTTCTCGCGCTCGATGCGTTCGACTTTTAGCGATTCGCTCTGGTCGGTAAGCGCCTTGGTGAAGTCATTGGCTTGCTTGGTGACCTGCACCCGGGTGCGCCCGCCGCTCGCCTGAGCAGCGCGCAGCTCGCCCAGCGAACCTCGGACCTGATCAAACTCCTTGTTGGTGCGTTCCAACTGCGAGCGGACGCGCTTGATCTCGCCTTCCAACTCTTCGCCATCCAGCCAACGACCGGCGCTCTGTCCTTGGTTGATATGAAAGCCGCCCCATCCCTTTTGGATACCTTCCAGATCCTCCAGCTCTTTTCGCAGTTGATCGCGCTGCCCAATGAGTCGTTTACCGGCATCGACACCGGCATCGATGTCCTGCTGCTCGCGAAACCGCTGCGCGGCCTTGATGGTGCTTTCGAACTCGGCCTTGGCCGCGCTCGCATTCGCGCTGGCGGTAGCAAAGGCGCTCGCGAGCAGGATGACGCCGGTGATGGCCAAACCGAGCGGCCCGCCCATCAATGTCAGCACCGACGACAGCCCTCGGATGGCGACCGCTTTGGCGCCCACGGCCGCCGTCGCCGCTTGTGTCGCCGCCGCGGTTCTGGCCTGCGCGGCGGCCAACCCCGCCTCTGCGCTGGCCACGCGCGCGGCGCCCGCCCCGGACAGTGTCAAAGCGCGAGCGCGGGCCAGCTCTGCCTGCGCCGCCACCTCAGCCGCCCGTGCCTGTGCCAACTCCTCCTGTGCCAGTTGCTGCGTCTTTCGCATCGCGCCGACTTTTGCCGCGCCGGCCGTGGTCAGCGTCGCGATCAATCGGCCCAGCGCGGCCACGACGACCACACCGAGCACGCTCGCCAAGCTATCGAAGTTCTGCGACAAGCCTTGGATCGAGCCGGCCACGGCCGCCGACACGCCACTGGCACGATCCTGCTGTCCGATGAAGCGCGTGAACGCATTGTCCAGTTGGACCAGGCTGCGCTCGATGGTGAGCGGCAGCTGATTGAACTCGGCCGCGATCTGTTTCGCCTGCTCACCGGAGAACGCGATACGAAGCTGATCGCTCGTAAGCTTTCCGACTTCGGCCAACGCTTTCAGTTCGCCGACCGTGACGCCCATGCTGGCGGCCAGCGCCTTCATCAAGCGCGGGCCGGCGTCGTTGATCGAGTTGAACTCGTCGCCGCTAAGCCGGCCGGCCGCAAACGCCTGACTCAGCTGAAGGATGACCGACGAGGTTTCTGCCGCGGTGGCGCCGGAGACGGCCAGCGCCTTGTTGATCGTCTCGGTCAGACTGAGGACTTCGCGCTGCGATCCGCCCTGATCTTTCAGTGCGCTGCTGAGCCGGCCGAACAACGTCGCGGTGGAGTCGAGCACGGTCGAGGTGCGCTGCGAGATCGCGAAGACCGCGTCCTCGGCTACGTTATAAGCGGCCTGCGAGGTCGTCGCGAGCTTGATCTTGGCCGACAGGTTGGCGTAGCCATCGGCCGCGCGTACCAAGCCACCCACGGCATCGCCCGCGCTCTGCAAACCCACAAAGGCCAGCAGCTGCGTCTTGGCTTGGTCCAGTTGTCGGCCGATCGCGGCAACACTGGCGCGGGACTGGTCAAACCCCTTGCCGGCACGCCGGCCGGCGCCCTCGGCTTCGTTTCCGAACACGCGGGCGCGCACGCCCGCTTGCTCCAGTGCTTGATTAAGCTGTGCGGCGTTGGCCCGGATCAGCAGCGTGATCGTGGTGTCGCGGTTGGCCATGAATCAGTGCTGCTCTACCGCCATGGGTTGCTTCGATCCCCAGCCGCACAGTCGGCGGCCGGTTGCGTTATGGGCCAAGATTTGTCGTGCTGTCAGATCCGTGAGTTGATCCTGTCGAGACACCAGAATCGGGCGTGTCCACGCGCAGCCCGTCGTTATTTCCGTCACGCGACCAGTCGTCGTACAAGCGGTCAGCAGCGGAATCAGGCACAGCCACCGCCACCGGCGTCGTAGTGCCGGTCGGAAGTTGCAGAACATCGGTGTCTACCTCGGTGCGGATTTCGGAATCGGCGCGCTCGCGTTCGGCGACGCGTACTCGCTGCTCGCTCTCGCTGATGCGCGCGGCGGTATCGGTACGCTCACGTTGCCGGCCTTTCCAACGGACCCAGCCGAAGGCGGCGAGCACCGCGGCGAACGCGGTCAGCACCGTGGTCGCCCAAACTTTCAGTGCGATCATGCGATCTGGCCTCCCGCCTTCTGGTACACGGCGAGCAGGCTTTCCAGCGGTACCTCACGCTGGCCGTAACCGGCGTCGGGCAGCGAGGCCCAAGTCTTGCGCGACTTGCGGACCGCGCTGCTGATCCAGCCCTTCTTGATGTCGGCCAGCGCACCGGTTTCGCGGAGCAGTTCGATGGCGGCACGGTCCTGCGAGGCCGGGCCGAAGTCAGGCAGCCGCAGACGATTACGCAGACTGTTCCAGGTCTTCCATAGGAATTGATAGCGGCCCGCGGCAGTGGAATTGATACGGTATTTCGGCAGCCAGACCGGCTTGCGCGGATGCTCGGTGTAGCTGGTGAATGTTTTGCCACCCACCAGTACGTCGTAACCACCGTGCTCACTGAAGCGCTCCACGCCTTCGGCGTGAGCAATCATGTCGAGAAAGGCAACGACGTTCTGGCCGCCGGCCTGCTCAGCGGAGAGTCGTGCCATCGGCGCCTCGCTGCTGGAACAACCTGCCGATCAGGCCCAGGATCAACAGCCCTGCGGTCACGCTGGCCGCAATGCGGTCGGGAACGTGGACCCGCAGATCGTCGGGCAGGTTCAGCCATACGCCCTGCAGGGCGATGGCCAGTGTCATGGCTTGCACGCTTACGAAGCGCCACGCTTGGCGCCAGTTCTCGATCAGTCTCATGTGGATTTCCGTAGGGATTAGATGAAGGCGGTGACGTCGCGCCCGCCCGCGAAGCCGGCGTTGACGTCTTCGATGCGCTCGGCGCGCAGCGCGCGTTCGCGCTGGATCGCGACGCGGTAGAACAAGGCGAGTTGGCGCGCGGTCGCGCGCTCGATCCACGGCCAGTCGTGGCCGTGATCGATCAGGGTGGCGAGGACGCTGGGCCAGTCGTTGCCGGGTCCGCGCGCCGCAGTTCCAGCGCCGCGATCACGCGCTGCAGAAAAAAATCGGCGTTGACCGCCCAGAACGTCAGCAGCAACAGGTCGCCGTGCGCGGCGCTGAGCGAATGCACGAACTCGACCGATTGATCGCTGGCCTGGGACAACAGTTCGATGGTGGCGTCTGGGTGCTGCGCGCAGACCCGATGCAGACGGCCAAAATCGATGTTGCCGTCGTCGGTGTGCTCGATTAGGTCCGCGACCAGCGCGGCAATCTGTGCGTGCAAGTGCAGGCTTTCGAAGAAACCGATCTCGCGGACGGTCACGGTGTGATCGCCGAGCGGAAGCACGCGATTGGGCTGCAACACCGTCAGCTCATCAGCCGGCGACGTGTCGGGACGTTTGACCTTGCGCGCCATTACGCCCTCACCATTTCGATGCGGCCGAAGCCGCCCAGGTTAGGGTCCAGCGCGCGGGTCTCGTCAAACAACGCCGCGCCCGACAATTGCAGACTGCCCCACTCTTCCGAAATTAGATCCAACTGCTCAATGGGATTGAACGCGACCCGGTACAGCGTGACCTTGGCGCGGCGACCGTTGACGGTATTGATGCCGTCCAGAAACAGCATCCGCTCCGGCGGCGGGGTGTTGAACAAGGCGATGTTGACCGTCTCGCCATGCTGATACGTCGCCTTGAACGGCTGGGTCGAGCCCTCGACCTTGCGCAAGCCGATCACCCCGGCCGAGGACGATTCGGTCCACCAGTTGGCCGCCGGTACCGTGACCGGCGGCGTAGCGCTGTCGGTGAGCGATAGTTCGCTGATCCAGCCGCGGTCGAGGGCGACCAGGTCGTTGGCCTTCAGGCCCGGCGGCAGCAACTCATTGCTAACCGCGCCCGCCGGCAAGGTCGCCGGAATCGAGTACAGCCCCTCGGCGATGTTCTCCGGGGTGGCTTCGTCCAAGGTCAGGTTGACGTTGGCGGTCTTGCTCTGGACCAGGCGGCCGTACAGCATGCGGTTGCCGCTGAAGGACTCGGTCTTGTCCGAGTTCTGCACCTCCAGCGCGAGCTGTAGCTGGGGCGCATTGCCGACCCACCGCAGCGGGCCGGGCTTGCCGGTGGACTGGCGTTGGGCGAGGTAGACCTTGCCCTGAAAGGAAAACAGGTCCTGCGCGGCCATCGGTCGCGTTGCTCCTATATATATGGTATCGGGCTGCCGAACGGCAGCGGGTTCAGGCGCGCAGCGAGCGCAGCAGCAACCGGTCGATCTCGGCGGTGATCACGTCCAGGGCGGCTTGCCCCAGGCGCTCGGGCCGATCGCCTTTGCGCAACATCTGCGCCAGGGACGGCCCGTACAGGCGACGGATCGGCGTGCGCGGCACGCGTTTGGCACCCGCAACGGGGGTGCGTTCGAAGGCAATGTCGGCGCCGCCGTGGCGGCGATGGAAACCGGAGCGCTTGAAGCCGCGCCGGCCGCGCAGGGCGGTGAAGTCCAGGCCCCGGTCATCGGCGCTGCGCTTGGAGGCGAAGTTGCGAAGCCCGACCCCGCGCGCGACGCCGACCAGTTCGACGCCCTCGCGCGTGGTGCGCACGCTGACGCCGGCCCGGATGCGTTGGGCCGACAAGGCGTACTCGGTCTGGATATCGCGGCGGGCAATGACCGGCCAACGACGACGCAGGGTGCCCAACGCGCGGCGCTGTGCCACAGCCACCTTCGCCGAGATTTCGCTGATGCGTTTGGCCGCGTCCAGCACCCCGTCCGCATCGATGGACAGGTCCATCAGCGGCGGTAGCGGATCGTCAGGGCGACCTGGACGGCGACTACCGGCAGCCCCTCGGGGCGATCCAGGAATACGATGTCCTCGACCTGCACCGGCAGGGCATTCGGCAGCGGAATCCACTCATCGAGCGCGTCCTCAATGTCGGCCGCGATCGCATGGGATAGCGCGTGGGCATCGGTCAACGATGCCGGCAGCGTGGCTTCGGCCAGGGCCTGGAGAAGACGGTGCCGGCCATGCGGCTTGTTGGTATCGCGCTGTATTCCCAGCGCAGCCAAGGTCAGCCCGACCGAGGTTTCGTCAGGGTGCTGGGCCGGCTCCAGTGCCACCGCCGATCCGACTTCAGTTCGATACCCGCGGTCGATTCGGATTTCGCCCAGCCGCCCAGCTACCCGCTCCAGTAAGGTCCAGCTCGGGGCGGGATTAGCCATGCAGGACCGCCTCGTTGACTAGGCCATCGTCCTTCACCAGTGCTTCGACCGTCTGGGTACGATCAGGCAGCATCACCTCATCGCCGCGGCGGAACACCCATTCACGATTGCGGGCGGAAACGTGCCGGGCGCGACCGACGACCTGCTGGAACTCCCCAAGACGCTCGACGCCATCGCGCACGACAAGGGTGATCGGCGCCGGGGGGTTAGGCAGACGCTGGATCTGCGCGACGACGCCGAGCGTGGCGAAGATTACGTCGTCGGCCGTGGAGAACACGTCCATACGCTCACGCCTTCAGCTTCACCAACAGCGCCGGGCGGTGGCACATCGGCAGCGGGTTGGATTGGGTGTGCAGGTCGGTGCCGCGATCGAACTTCCGCGGCGCCTGCTTGCTGTAAAGCAACTGCCCCAGCGTATTGACGGTTTCGTTGAAGTCGGCCGGCGCCACGTAGGTAGCGAACGTGTCGAGCGTACCGAGCGGGAACGCGTGTCCTTCTCCGGCGGCAATGAAGCGACGGCTTTTGCCGTCCATATCACTGGCTTCGCCCGAGTATTCCTCGAAGCGTACGCCGGCGAACCGGAAATCGGATCGCATATCGTCGCGCAAAGCAGCACCCTCCTGCCACAAGTGATAGGCCTCTTTAACCTTATCGTGACCAGACAGGGCATCGAAGAACTCCGGCGAAACGAGCACGTGCACTCCGCTCATGCGCTCACCTTTCAGCGCATTACCCATATAGCGTTTCAGGTCAATGCACTTCTGTCGAACATCCGTGTCCTTGTTGCCTAGCTGAAAATCGAAGGTCTTCGGCGTGATATTAAAAATATCGAACAGGTTCGCAAGCTCGCTGCCGTCTGCATCCAGCATCACGCCCTTAAGAGCCCCCATTCGCAGATGCTCCAGCGTAATGGCGTGTTTGTTTCGCATCGCCTGCAGGTGATCCGCCACTACGCCTGCGATTGTTTCCAGCTCAGATTCCGTGCTGAACGCTCGGACCCCGATCACCTCTTCCGGCAGCACGACATCCTCGTGCGGAATGTGCGGAACGTTGAAGGCGCGCAGCGAACGCTTGCCACGCTTGCCCACCGTGCCCGGAGAGCCGACGGGCTGAGTCGGCAACAGGGACAGAACGCCGTTACGTTCTTCAACCGTCACCTGTCGGGTTCGCACCGGCCGGATAGGGAACAAACCGAGTTCGTCCAGGCGACCGTACTGATTGGGCAGAATGTTGATGGCCGCGGTCAGGGCGGTCATCGAGAACGCGGGGTTGTGAAACGGATTATTCATCGACATGGATCAGACTCCGTGGCGCACGAGGACGCCGAGGTCACGCAGCTGCGCAACGGCAGCAGTGCGTTGTTCAGGGGTGATGGCGCGCGGCCAGACCAGGGCGTGGTCAGCGACGGTGGCGTGGCGGGCGACGATCAAGCCGTCCGGGTTGGGCTCGGCGGCGGTCGAGGTCGGCAGAATGGCCACACCAGCCGCGACCTCCCGACCATCGGTGGCCGCCGGGTCGAGGGCAGCGATTTCACCGGTAGCGGTAATGCGACCGACGATTTTGCCGAGTTGTAGAACCTGGCCGGCAGCGATCGTGACGTGATCGCGCGAGTAGAGGTTGTCGGCTTCGAACTTGAGCAGATCACCCAGGTTCAACCCTTCATGGATGGGGGGATAGGTGGTGAGTCGCATCAGCGTTCCTTCCGTGCCGCAGCGGCGCGCGTCTTCACCGCTTGGATCAGCGGGTTGTCAGCCAGCGACGTGGCCGTCGTCGGCGCCGCCGCAGTCGGCGACAAGAGACTGGTGATTTCCGGCGATTCGGCCTTGGCGGCGAGCAGGCGCTGCCGCGCGACGGCAGCGGTAACGCCTTCGGCCAGGAAGCTCGCCGTCAGGGTTGGTTGGCCCGCCAGCTCGCACAGTTCGGCGATCGCCAAGGCGTCGCTATGCGCTTGCGCGCGCACGGCATCAGCGTCGACGGCAGGCGCCGTCGCATCGGGGGTAGACATGGTGAAGTTCTCCAAAATAGGCGGACGCGCGGCGTCCAGTTCGGTGTTTAGGTGCTGCACGGCATCGCTGAGCGTGCCGACGCGATCGGCCAAGCCGGCGTCGATGGCGTCTTGGCCGAAGTACAGCGCGGCCTCGGTTTGACGGATCAGCTCGGGCGCGACGCCGCGCTGGTCGGCCACGGTCAGGACGAACAGTTCGTAGAGCCGGTCGACTTCGGTTTGGATCGCGGTCTGCGCGCCCTCGCTCAGGGCGTGGTGGGGCGATCCATCGTTCTTGCGCGCGCCCGCGTGGATGGGCGTGTAGATCAGTCCATCCTTTGCATCCTTCTGCGATTGATCGACATGCAGGGCAATGACGCCAATCGATCCAATGCCCGCTGTCCGCGTGAGGTAGACCCTGCCGGCGGCACTTGCCAGCGCATAGGCCGCCGAGAACGCCGCATCGTTAGCGACCGCCCACACCGGCTTAACCGAGCGAGCCGCGTGAATTTGGTCGGCCAAGTCGAAAACACCGGACGCCTCGCCACCCGCGCTGTCGATGTCCAGCACGATGCCACGCACCGACTCGTCTGCCAGCGCCGCGTCCAGGCGCCGCGCGATCGACAAATAGCTGGTCAGTCCTGACAGCGCATCCAGACCGCTGGCCCGCTGCACCAGCGTGCCGTGGATAGGAAGCACGTAAATGCCCTGCTCGTTCGCCAATGTCGGCGCGCTGGTGGACGGCCCCACCTGCGGCGGCGGCAAGGTTTGTAGATCAAATTTTGGTGCTAGTACGCTCAAGATCACGTCCAGCTTGGCGCGCTGGATCAGCAGCGGCGTGTTGAACACACGCGCCGCCAAATGGGGCAGTCCGATCATTCGATACCGTTCGATGAAAGAGCCGGCGCGGCGGCCGGCGGTGGGGCGTGCTTGACGCCGTTGCGCGCGACAGCGCGCGGATCGGTGTCGAGGACCAGGCCGAGGCCATCGGCGCGTTGCGCGTCGGCCGCGATTTCGCGGTCGATGGTCTCGGCGTCGTAGCCGGAACTGGCGATGGCCTCCGAGCGCGACAGCAGGCCGGCGCGGATCGCCAGGATCATCGCGTTGAACTCCTTCTCCGGGTCGACCCAGCTCCAGCCTTGGGGAACCCACTTGCAGGCGCGGTACTGGCGCTTGCGGCGTCGGTAGCCGGGAAGGTCAATTGCGCCCGACAACACCGCGGCATCCACGAACGCGTTCCAGATCGGCCGGCACAGCTGGAACACCAGCACCGAGTGCTGGACCATCTCGCAGCGGCGCCTAAACTCCAGCAGGCCGGCGCGGATGGACGAGTAGTTCACCCCGGTCAGATCGCCGGTCAACTGCTCGTAGGTGATGCCCATCGCGGCAGCAACCGCGCGGAACTGCGAGCGCAGGAAGGCGTCGTAGCTGGCGCCGACATCGGCCGGCTGTGCGAACGTGACGCTCTCGCCCGCCTCCAGAATTTGCAGACTGCCCGGCTCCAGGCCGAGTGGCGCATTGCCGTGGTCGTCCGGTGGTGCATCTCCCGGAAGCGGATCTTCCGGGCCGTTGCGGGTAATGAACCCGGCGAACATCGCCGCCGTCTTCTTACGCACCAGTTCGGCGTCGTCGTACTGGTCCAGTTCGTTCAACTTGACCAGCGCGCGCGCCAACCACGGCTCGCCGCGGATCTGGCCTGGCCGCAGCGGTCGGAAGATGTGCAGCACTTCGGTGGCCGGGACGCGGAAGGTTTCCAGTCCACCCTGCCGGCTCATTGGGGCCATCGCGCCGTCTTGCGGATGCGACAGATATAGGTGGTAAGCCACCCGCCGTCCGAGCCGGTTGAACTCGATGCCGGCGCGAATGACATTGCCGTTGGGTTCCTCGCGGTTAAGCGTCAGCGGCAAGTGCTCGGGCTCCAGCACTTGCAGTTGCAGCGGCACCGCCAGGCCGTCTTCGGGGCGACGCGGACGCAAACGCACCAGGCACTCGCCGCCTTCCAGCAGCGCCCGACAGCCCAGCGCCTGTAGGCCATACAGATCGGTCAGACCGGCGGCGTCGGCCTCGTCCACGAAGTCGCGCCACAGCGCGTGCAGCGCCTCGCGCTGCGTGGCGTCCACGATCAGCGATTGCGGCTTGATACCGGTGCCGACCGCGTTGGCTACGAATGCCTCGATCGCGGCATTCGCCCAGGCGTTACGACGAACCAGATCGCGCGACCGGATGCGCAACGCATCGCCGGTCGCTACGAGTGCGGCGATCACGCCGGGGTTGCTGGGTTGCCATGCGGTCGATCGCCGGCCATAGCCTGCGACCTCATGCACGGGCGAGCCGCCGAACATCGCGGTTCGGACGCGCGACCACCAGCCCATCAGAAACCCTTGGACGTAGTGGTCAGCAGTCGGCGTGGTCGCCGGGGCTGGCCCTCGGTGCCGGCGAGCGCGGCTTCGATCTCACGGATCGCCGCCAGCAATTCACCGACACTGCGGTACTCGACCAGACGGTCGCCGAAACTGACACGGCGTTCGCCGCGCGCCAGGGCACCGCGCAGCGCCTGCAATTGTTCGTGGGTGTAAGGTAGTTGGCTCATCGCATGAAACGGCTCGAAATGACCCGACGCCCACGGCGCGGATCAGAAACAGAAAGGCCGCTCTGATGGGCGGCCTGTGGAGAGGGATACGGCGGTGGCGGTCGGGGCGCCGGTGGCGGATCGGAGGGCAGCACACCCAACGTCCGTTCCAGTTCCCGCCAATGGCGGTCTTCGAATCGATCGACACCGGCCTGCATCGCGGCGGCGCGCGCCATCACGTAGCAGTCGAGTGCTTCGTTGCGGTCGCGGCACTTTTCCCAGACGCGCTGCGGGTAGCCGTGCCGGTCGCGGCGAGTAATCAGGTGTTCGGCGGTCAGTTGCTGCAAGAACTCGCCATCGATCCTCGGCAGATGGACATAGCCCACCGGGAAGGCCGGCTGCCCGTCCGGTCCGATCTCTATTGACAGGCGCAGCGCGTTGTAAAACTCCAGCTTGGCGATACCGCCGGCCACTGCGAACAGCTTCAGGCCGCGCCGGATGCGCTTGCCCGGCACGCTGACATCGACCGCGGTCGGCGTGCCGATCAATGCGGCGCCACTGCCGACACCTTTCATCGGCAGCAGGCGCGGATCGCCGGCCGCGCGCGCGAACGCATAGGCTTCCTGCGTCGCAAAGCCGGTGTCCAGGCCCAGCCGGGTCAGCGGCAGCAGCGCGCCGCTGGCGTGGGTCCAGTGCTCCGACAGGATCGCGCCCAGCTCATTCCAGACGGCGGCGCGAGCCGTATCGCCCATCAGCACGCGGTGCTCGACCAGCCAAGTCTCCCGGCCGCGCCCGAACGCCCACACCGAAACCTCAATGCGGTCCTTCTGGATGTCGGCGCCGCCGACCAGCAGCAAGCCCCCGGCCGGTACGGTGCCGATCCGGTAGTCCTCGCGGCGCTCCAACAACCGTTCCCAGTCCGGAGCCTCGCCCTCCTCTTCCCAGGTCTCGCCCAGTTCGGTGTTCTTGAACGCCTTCAGAGCGGTCGCCGAACCTTGCGCCGATTCCCACGCGGCGGCGATGTCGGCCCAACTGCGCCAGCCCACCGGGGAGTACAGCGACGAGAGGTGGTACCCCGCCGTCTTGCCTTTGTTCTTCGGTGCGGTCGCGATCCAGCGTCCGCCCGCCAGCATCGCGGCCTTGTGGTGCTCGCCGATCGGCTGCTCGCAGCCGGCGCAGATGTACCGGGCCGAACGCGGGTCACCCCAGGTCCAGCGCAGTTGTTCAAACCGCAGCCATTGTTCGTACCGGCAATGCGGACACGGAACAAAGTAGCGGCGCTGATCGGACGCCAGATACTCGCGCTCGATGGTCGAGGCGCCGGCAATGGTCGGCGTCGAGACCAACAGAATCTTTCGACGCGTGAAGGTACGCGTGCGGGCTTCTGCCAGTGCGACCGCATCGCCTTCGCCCTCGACGTCGCGCGGGTAGCCGTCCACCTCGTCCAGAAACAGATACCGCACCGGCATTGAGCGAAGGCCGACCGCGCTGTTTGCGCCGGTCAGGACCAGGACGCCGCCGCGAAACTCCTTGGCGAGGATCGTGTTGCCGGCATCGCGCGCACGCGAGGGCGCAATGCGCTCGCGCAGCGATGGCGATTCCTCGATCAGCGGATCGATGCGCTGTTTGGAGTTGCGCTTGGCCATCTCGACCGTGGGCGCTACCGCCATCATCGGACCTGGCGCGCAGGCGATAACGTAGCCGATCCAGTTATTGCCGCACTCGGTACCGCCGACCTGCGCGCCCTTCATGAAGACGATGCGTTCGGTCGCCGAAGCCGGCGATAGATCGTTCATGATGTCGCGCAAGTACGGTGTGCGCGCGGTGCGCCAGCGGCCGGGCTCCGACGACGACGTGCTCGATAGTACGCGGTCGCGATCGGCCCAATCGGATACGTCCAGAAAAGGATCGGGCGTCAGGCCGTCGCGCCAGGCCTGCGCAACGTGGTCGAACCCGTCGTACAAGCGTCAATCCAGTCGAGCGTTGAATTCGCCGAGTTCGGTCAAGTGCTGTCGCACCTCGCGCTCCAGCGCGACATGCACGACATGCGGATCAATGTTCAGTTCGGCGGCGAGCATCGAGCTGATGCGTGCCGGCCAGTTCAACCAGGCGTCGCGTTCGGAGCGCGCCAGCGCAAAGACCTGCGCCATCACCTGCGACCGGTCGATCAGTTCGCCTTTGAGCTGGGCGATGCGCAGCTTGTGGTGCTGGGCCTTCAGCACCTCATTGGCGGTGCGGGCCTGCGCGTAGGTATTGCCGCCACCCGCCGCACTGGCCGGCGCTACGGCGCCGAGGTCGTCTCCGAGCGGTCCGTTGGCCGCGCGCGCCCGCGTCGGGCGCGTTGTCGCCACCAGGGGCGGCGGGTCTGGCGCGCGGGTACTGGCGGCCCATTCGGCATCGGCGCGCACCGCGTTGATGGTGCCGTCCGCCTCGGCGGTGATGCGGCCGGTGGCAATGGCCTTGCGCACGGCGGTGTCGGACACGCCGCGATGGCGGCCGTAAGCACGGATGGAGATTCCCACGTCAGGATTCGATTCGGGCCAGCCTCCGCGACCGCCGGCCATCGGCGCAGATCAGGTGAAGGGAAGAGGGAACACCCTTGCTCCCATTGGGAGCAAGAGTGTGCGCTCTCGCGCAGCAGCGGTCAGTTACGAGGCGCGCACATCGCTGCGAGGATTGCATTCTCAATAGAGCTGATGGCGTTGCGCAGCACGCGCGGATAGTTATGATCCGCGACATCCCACACTTGCATCAGGCGCGCATTGCGTAACACTCGGTTGAGCTGATGCACAGGCAGTGCCGAGAACTCAGGCTCCAGTCCATCAAAATACCGCTCGATGACGGCAAGCAGCCAGCGCAGCGTCATTTCGTCCTCGCCCATCTCGCTCGGTACCCGCCGCTTAACCGACCAACCCTTGGCCTGATCAATCGCATGCGCCAGCGGCACCAATTCCTGCCGACAGGCCTCCACCAAATGAACAACCACGTCCGTAGGCAATCGCGCGGTGCGGTAGGTTTCGGTGCGCTTGGCCAGCGCACTGGCCAGTCCAAAACAGGCGATCATGCTCAGTTTCTGGTTCGGTTCTTCGGGAACCGGGTAGCTGGACCGCAGTATGCATTCCAGATAATCCCCGAGGCTGCGAAGTTCGGCGTCAGCGATAAGATGTTGCTCGTTCATGGACATTCCTTGGTAGGCCGCATCGGTGCGGCGACGGCATGAACGCTTCCTTCTGCCGCAATATCAAGCAGTTTTGAACGACTCTCTGCCTCCTTCGATAACGCTAGATCTTTCGAAGTAGAAGAGGAAATACCCCAGCGCCCGAAGGGCGCTGGGGTGTGGCCTCTCATCGGATCAGCCCGCCGCTTCGTTTAATTTGTTCAGCACCGAATCCAGGTCCATGTCGGGCTCAAAGGCCAGCGAGCCGCGTTCGGCCAGCAATTGCACGATACCCACGCAGGTCGCCCCCAATCGCTTCGCCGCCTGCAATTCCTCTTCGCTCAGCCGTTCCGGGTCGCCGCCGGCCATGTCCTCCAAGACCCACTGGCAATCCTCCAAATGCTGCGCGGTGTTCTGGAAGCGGCAGTAAGACATGTTCGCCATCGTTGTTCTCCCTGGTATTGCCGCGTCGTTACGGCGAGGACATGAACGCTTCCTTCCGGCGAAAAGCCAAGAGCTTTCGGAACAACATTCTTAACCTGACAGGTGTCGGACAGCTTCAACGCCGGCCTTTGCATCAGGCCGTTTGAAATTCGGCGGCGGCCTTGGCTTGCTCCAAGCCGCTGATCGCATGCGCCAGTCCGTGCTGAAACTCATCATCGCGCGGATAGCAGCTCATCAACCGCTCCACCCGCTCGATGGCGCGCGCGATGGCATGCGCCGGCTCGGCCGGGTCTAGCCCGTCGAGATAGCGGTCAATCATCGCCAGCACGTCCCGAAAGGCATGTTCCACCGGCGCCAAGGGTCCAGTGGGTCGGCGTCTGGCGGTGTTGTGGCGCGGCAGGATGTGACGCTCCCATGCGCCCAGCTCAGCATCCGCGCCGTCGAGCAGTTCGCGTAGCGTGTCCGGCCGGATGCGCTGCGACCGGTGGGATGACACGCAATGCGACAGCACGGCGCACAGTGCCTCGCACCGCCGCGTCGTCAGGGTTTCGAACTCGCAGTCCGCGACCAACGTTACGCGCGCATGGTTGACCAGAAAATCCAGTCGTCCCGCGCACCGTTGCAAGTCTCCGGCCAGCGCCGGCTGTAGCAATTCGCTCACACTCTCTCTCCGTAAACCGCGTTGGTGCGGCGACGGCATGAACGCGTGCTTCGGACGGGAAGCCAAGCGCACTAGGTCGCAGTCCACGCCGCGATGGCGAAAGAAATATTTCGGTCCAGCGCGGAAGCTGTCCGACACCTGTCCGAACCCGAGAACGAGCGTTCTTTCTTGGCACAACCGCTTGGCTTCGTCGCGGAAGGAAGTGTTCATTGCCACACACCAATTTGAGCCCGGAGACTCAGAATGCACGACGGTAATGACACGAGCTTGGAACACCTGAAGATGTGTCTACGTAGCGTCAGGCAAGCAAATAGAGCATCGTTCGCCGAACTCATCGCCCTGGAAGATTGGCGGGAGGTTGCGATGATGGAACTGCAACGTCGAGCCGCCCGAGCGCTTCGGGCCATTCCCTCTGATCTGCTGGAAATGATGGCCTTCGACTTGATCGATACTCGGCAGGCGATGACCGAAGTATTTGCCGAGTTCCGCACAGCACCACGCTAATTCCCTGCTGCGAATCGACTGAACGCCTCCGCTGTGCGGGGGCGTCTTCGTCTCTGCACGCCGTTTCTGTCCGGCACCTGTCTGCAACCGAGAACGAGCGTTCTTTATCGACTGATTCGCTTGGCTTCGTCGGGGAAGGAAGCGTTCATGTCCCCACACCAACACGGCCACGGAGGCCCAGCATGAAAGACCAGACCGAAGCGTTTAAGGATTACATCGGCGGCATGAAGAAGCACAACCGCAACGCACTGAACCAGCTGCTCAGCATCAACGACTGGCACGCCGCTGCGCAGCGCGAACTTCAACGCAGGGCCTATCTCGTCCTCAACACCTTTAACGACGACGTGATGCTCGCGATCGCCAAGGGCGAGCTCAATCCATACCGAGCCATCGAAGAAGTGCTCGCCGAGTGATTTACCCGCGCGCTCCACGTCAGTGCGGGCGCGCTCAAATCCCAACCTAATAAAAAGGAAATTTCCATGACGCATATCACCGAAACCCAGCGCGCGCTCCTCGTCCTCGCCGTCCAGACCGGCGGTCGCATCGAGCAGTATCCCGACAACCTCAAAGGTGGCGCACGCGCGGCAGTGGTGCGCGGCCTGCTGCGCGAGGACCTGATTGCCACTGACGGTCCGGGCTACGCCCTTACCGCCGCCGGCTACGAGGCGGTCGACCAGATCCCGCCGGCAAGCGGCGACAACGATGTGGTCGCTTCTGGCGATGACGACAGCACCGATACCGATGCGGCGGATGTCGATGAGGCCGACGATTCGGGCAACGTGGATGATTCTGTCGAGCAAGACAGCGGCGGCGCCGACACTGACGATGCAAGCCTGGAGGCCGCAGCGCCGCCGACGAAGCGCAAAGAGACCCGCCTCGACCAAGTCGTGGCCCTGCTGATGCGCCCACAGGGCGCGACCATCAAGGACGTGATGGCGGCAACCGACTGGCAGCAGCACTCGGTGCGTGGATTCTTTGCCGGCACCCTGAAGAAGAAGGGTTACGAAGTGATCAATGAGAAGAGCGGAAAGGAGGACCGGGTCTACCGGATCAAGACCGAGGAAACAGCGACGACCGAGGCCGCCGCCGACGAAGAAGAGTGATACAGCGCGCGACCGGGCCACTGCCCGGCCGCGTTGTGGCAAAGAGAATGATTGATCTTGTCCGACACTTAAACGGCTTTCGCTGACTGAAAATTCATCGCGATTCGCCGCTTGGCTTACGTTGGGAATGAAGTGTTCATGACGCCACACCCACCACGGAGCGCGTCATGACCATCACGATTTGCAGGCCCTACCCCGTCAACGTTCGATTCTCGTGCAAGCCGACCGGTCTGCGCGCGATGCTGCGCGAGCACGGCGGCTACTACATCGAAGAGGAGCGCGTGTTCGTGACTTCAATCAAGATCATGACCGCCGTCGAGTACGACGCGTATGTACGCGATCTGACCAAAGCGCAGGACTGGATCGCTGGCTCCAGGGGGCGCGGTGATCAATGCATTGTAGTACGCGCGCCCGCCCGCATTGACTTGTACATCCGACCCGAGGGCTACGACTACGCGCGCTACGCTGGCTTCGCCAACGCTGACTGAGGGGGCCTCCCTGGCGCTGCGCGCAAGCGCAGCGTCAGCGGCGCAGGGCGTGGAGGACGTCGGCAGCGACTTGCGGGGCGATCTTGTATCCGGCCGCGCACCGGAAAGTATATCCATCGATTTCAGTTATCGACGAACCGTCAATCGTTTGTACGTCAGCGCGCAACACCTTCAGCCTTATTGGCTTGGCCAGAGCCATTCCTATTAAACGCGATCCTTCACAGCTGCGACGCCTGCGTGGTGAGCGCAATGTGCGCAGCAGAAGAAGTGACCATCGTACTCAATGCCGTGACCGACGATGCGGCAATCGCAATGCTCGCATCGTGGAGCCATAGCATGTATAGCGCATTCAAACGAATCGAACGTACCGGAGCGGCCGGGCATCGAGACGGTGAAAGATTTGTCGTAGGAATTTCCGCAGACATCGCATGTGGCCATGTCAAGGCTCCTTGATTGTTCGGACGTCGACTGGATTTAAGAATCAGAGTCCGTATTAGCGGGCAAACGGCCGGTCCGCACTGTGGATTGGTCGGACCTCAAGAATTTCATCGAGCCACAAGTAGAGCGTGCGATCTTTGATGTTGGGGTCGTCCAATCGAACGACAGCATTGACGCCCTCGTTTCCAGCAGGGTCGAGGAAGGTCTGAAGACTCGGACGAGTCGTTACCACTCCGACTTGACGGCTTCCGTCGATTAGAACCAGATCAACTTGTGCTTCATCCGGCAAGCTCTCGATCAAGAGACTCAATCGGCCGATATCGGAGGATTCGGTATATACACGATCGGCGAGCTTTGTCATCTTGCGGCTCCCGCGGCATTCGACGGAAAGGATTTGCATCTGCTCCATTGAGGACGCGATCAGCAACCGAAAAGGGCTTCACCCACTTCAAGTTCGGCGCAGAAACCTACGTCCTGATGGCTATACGCGGACGCTAGATGTGCGACCTTGAATCATGATCCGACCGACAATGTTGGCCCTTTTACTATGGTGATCAGGCGTTTGCGCCTGGGGATGAGGTTACACGTGGCGAAGTTAAGATGCGGCCAGCACGGTGTGCACGAAGTGTTGAATCCTGTCTCGTGGCGTCACAATGAATGGCGTGAACCGGACGATCAGCTAAGTGCGTGACCAGTTGCGGATCGCTGCCATTGAAACTGGCCAGCCGGGTTAGAACAAGGATCGATTATCTCGTTAAAACTTGTATGATCATTCGCTAACGGTTGCGATGTTCTGCTCTATCCAAGGCTCTGGACTGAATCGCCGGCTTAGGGAGCGCGGTGATCAATGCATTGTGGTGCGCGCCCGCCCGCATTGATTTGTACGTCCGGCCGGAGGGCTACGACTACACGCGCTACGCCGGCTTCGCCGACGCCGGCTGAGGGGGAATCCACCCCGGCGCTGCGCACGGGCGCAGCGTCAGAGGCGGAAGGCGCGGAGGATTTCTGCGGCGACCTGCGGGACAATCGCATTGCCGGCGGCGCGCAGGCGACGAATTCTGGCGGGTATCCCATGAGCCAGAAGACGAATTCCGGATTCAGGTATCCGCCGTCCGGCGAGGGTTTGACTTGTCGTCCAAGCAGCGCATTCTCCGGTGCGCTGCCAATGCTCGATGCGTCCTTGTGATCCCGCGTCGTGGGCGTCGCCCACACCGCCTGCGCCGGCAGCGGCAACATGGTTCCGCTGCCGAACCGCTGACCGGGACTGCCTTTCGCGCCGTCGCTGGCGCGGGCGTGCTCCAGACCGCCTTCACTACGCCCGGCAGACCATTGCGTCGCTCGGCCGCAAAGTTGCCGCGTTTCTCCGGGTCGTTCGCCGTCCCGGTCGGCCAAACGGTGCCCAACGATCCAGACCCGGTCGCGTCGGTGCGGAGCGTTGACGGCACAAGCTGGAACAACAACCGCCCGGCTGGCGTAGCCTTCGCTTTCCAGGTCAGACAAAACTCCGTCGAGCCCCAGCGGGATGAGACCAGACACGTTCTCACCCAGGAATAGAGCGGGTCGCGCCGATGCAATAAGGCGATGCAGTTCCGGCCAGAGGTGACGGTCATCCGCCTGCGCGCGCTGTCGGCCCGCGACACTGAACGGCTGGCACGGGAAGCCGCCCGTCCAGATTTCTTCATCGTCGGGCCAGCCGGCCAGTCGGCAGGCGTAGGCGAAGCCGCCGATGCCGGCGAAAAAGTGGCATTGGCGGTAGCCGCGCAGGTCGTCTGCGCAAACAGATCGGATGTCTCGGTCATCGACGTCGCCGGGTGGGATTAGACCGGCAGCGATCAGATTACGCAGCCAATCGCACAGGTAGGGATCAATCTCGTTGTAGTACGCGGGCCGGATCATTCGCTTCCGGCTATATCGGTTTCGCGTGCGGCATCATCGAATGACGCGCCATCACTCTGGCGGACTGCGGCCTGGCCAGTGTGATCCTGCCAGCGCCGGACGATCACATCGGCGTACTTCGGGTCCAGCTCGATAAGACGCGCGCGGCGACCAGTCTTCTCGGCCGCGATCATCGTCGTGCCCGATCCGCCAAAGGGATCGAGGACCAGGTCGCGGGTTTTGCTGCTATTGCGAATCGCCCGTTCTACCAGCGCGACCGGCTTCATCGTCGGATGCAGGTCGTTCTTACTGGTGCGGTCGATGAACCAGACATCGCCTTGATCGCGCGCGCCGCACCAGAAGCGGTCGTTGCCGTCGCGCCAGCCGTAGAGGATGGGCTCGTACTGCCGCTGGTAGTCGGCATGGCCCATCGTGAATTTGTTCTTGGCCCAGATGATGAAAGTGGACCAGCGACCGCCGGCCGCGCGGAATGCGGTCTGTAGGCGGTCCAGTTCCGATGACGACATCGCGATGTAGATTGCGCCCTTGGTCAGCGCCACCATGTGCGTGCACCAAGCTTCCAGGAATGTGCCGAAGTCCGAACCCAGGTTGTCGTTGAGGATTGGACGGTGCTTGCCGCGCAGCTTGTCCTTCGGGTTGTTGGCGTAGTCGACATTGTAGGGCGGGTCAGTGAAGGTCATATCCACCAACTCATCGCCCAGCAACGCGGCGTAGTCCTCGGCGCTGGTGGCATCACCGCAGAGCAATTTGTGACCACCGCAGATCCAGACGTCACCGCGGCGCGATACGAGGTGCTCGGTCGGTTCAGGTACTTCGTCGTCGTCGGTCAGCCCGGCCTGGTCATCGATGAGCAGGTCCTCCAACTCGGCATCGGTGAAACCAAGCAGGTCCAGATCGAACTCGGCGTCGCGAAGCTCGGCCAGTTCCAATCGGAGCAGTTCTTCATCCCAGCCTGCGTTCTCAGCCAGCCGATTGTCGGCAATGACGTAGGCGCGCTTCTGCGCCGGGCTCAGGTGGGCCAGTTCGATCACTGGCACCTGCGTGAGTTTGAGCTGGCGCGCGGCGAGCAGGCGACCGTGGCCCGCGATGATGCCGCTGTCGCCATCGACCAGTACCGGATTGGTCCAGCCGAATTCCACGATGCTGGCAGCGATCTGCGCGACCTGCGCATCGGAGTGCGTGCGCGCGTTTCGCGCAAACGGAATGAGCGCCTCGATCGGGCGCTGTTCGATCTGAAGGCTCAAGAGATGTCCGAGTGCGAACCGGGTTGCAGGGACTGCAAACCCGAAGAAAAGGATTGACGCTAGCGGGGTTTTGCGGCCTTGCCCCCCGCTCGCCTGAACGGCGGGGAAGGACCCGCGATTTCTCGCTGAACAGCGCGACATGCGGCGCCCTGTGGGCCGCGGTCAGTGAGGCCGGGGTCTTCACCGCACCGTGACTCCACAGCCATACGCGCCGCTCGTCGCGCGCCTGCGTGGGTCTATTAACTATTCACAGTTCCGGTGCCATCGTAAGCACGCTGTTCCATAGCGATGCCCCAAGTCGTATCGCTTCCCCACAGCTTGGCGCCCGAGGGAGGTTGACCATGACTCGGCAGCTGCTCGCGTTGAAGCGTTTTGGACACACAGGCTTCAATGATCTGCCTCTGGGCGAACTCGCTGAGTGCGTCATCGATGGCGTACCGGGAGTCATTAACCCCCGCAGGGAGCGCATTGAAGGGGACACGGTGTTCGTTTCGTATTGCTGGACGGGTACGAGCCCACCCGTCATTGACAACGCCTCACTTAATCGCTTCGGCCTGTGTCTTGCTGACATAGACGTGGCAGCCCAGATGAGTGCGAATGCCCACTGCGTGAGATAGATCGTGCCGAGGGTCCGATACGATTGCCCACCTTTCTAGCGAAAGGCTCGTCACGCTGCGGGGGCCACTAGAACAGTAACCTAGGGCACTTGCTGATCTTTCAGCGCACTAATGAGTTATTGATGCACCGCGTTTCGCTAGTACTGCGTCGATCTCCCGGGACCAGCTTTGACCTAATTCCCTTGCCCGAACTCATCGATTCCGTCGTTAGCGGAGCTGCTGTAGGCGTGAGTGATGTACGCATTGGGCCGATCGAAGACGGAAACATTGATGTCTCGTTCTCTTGGGCCGGCCGTGTGCCGCCTGACATACAAGATAGCTACCTGGCTCGCTTTGGACTTTCCTTGGGCAGGGCATTGGCTCGTACCTGACCCGCTATATTGGCGAGGTTCCGTAAATATCAATGCATGGGAGTTCACGACGCACGGTGGTTAGCACAGCGAGTCGATTGCGGCAACGCCTAAGTTGTCGCTGGTTAACTCGTGCGCACACGTGTGATCGTGTGCGCTGCTGACTTTGAATTGCCGACCAGTTTTGTCTTAGATCGAGGTATGTATCACGGTGCCGGAATCCCATTGCGTCCGAGGCTGGCTTGCTGAGACCGGATGCGATTTGATGCAAAGAAAAAGGATCGACATGGCTCGGCGCTCAGTGGTACTCAGGCGTAAACCCGGCTCGCTGCTAGATGTACTGCCTCTCCGAGACTGCGCCCTGGCGTATTTTCAATCCATCGAGGGATTGGAGCACGTGCGAGTAGAGCGACGCAGCAATACCGAGGTCGAACTGAGCTTTGAATGGGACGGTGAGGTCGAGCCGACCATCCCCGAGGACTACCTCGACAGATACGGCTTGGAGCGAGGGGATTGAACTGTTCTCGCTCGACGCACCGCGAGCGCCATGCTGACTGTGCAATGCAAACGTTTTGGCGAAGCAGGCTCGTTCATAGAACTGCTTAGCACCTGACCGCCCCACAGCAAACTTCCGTTCACGCAATATCAGCGCGTGAAGCTTCTTTGACGATCGTCACGCGTCTGCACTACTTGCTCATGTTTTAGAAATGTTGATTTTCTAGACTGCTTTGCTACGCTTTTCGCACGACAGGTGCTAGGCAAGTGGCATGCCAAAACTGATTATCAAACGTCTATCGATTGATGGGTCATGCTCTACGTCTGTGCGAGAAGCTGCGGTCGCAGCCATGGACGAGCTTCCAAGTGCAACCTGCGTGGCGGTCCTGCTTGCTCGGGTGGATGCGATCCGCGTTGAGTACAACGGCGACATCCAGCATTTCGATGATGTCGAAAGCCATTTGAATCGGCACGGTCTAACTTGCGTGGAGTGAGCTTCTCTGTGCGATGTGTTTGGAACTTGACGCAGCCACGGTTGTAAACCATGGGAACTTCCAATGACTTCAGGCTTGAGCAGCGATACCAATCGAGCGTCTACTTCTACCTGCTCACTTAAGCAACATTACCGAGTAACGATCCAGCGAAACCGCAGAAAGCTGGGTGAGGCGGATATGGGTTAGCTGGTGACGCTTGCCCTGAGAGAGATTCCGGAATGTTCAGGCATCGAGATAGTCGGTCGCTCGGAGATCGGAGTTGAAGCATCGTTCTGGGCTGACGCGGATCGACTTACATGCGTTCCGGAACGTCATCTCAATCACTTCGGGTTGACCTGGGTGAGCTTAGAGATTCTGGATCTACCCGATGAATTGGACTGCGCTGACTTGATCGAAGAACCGACGCACCGCGATCAGCTTTCCGACTAGGCTAGGGTAAAACCGGGGATTTTGGGACACCCCCGGTTTTCGCATTAGCCCCCAATCACCCCCACTCGCCCTCAACGGCACAAAGTCATGTCGATTTCGCTTCCGAAAGCACCGGTGATGGCTGAGCAAAGCGCGGCAACGGCCCGTTGAGATGCGCCACGACCAGCACCAATGCATGCTGCCAGCGACGCCAGGCCGTCTTGCGGATCAGTCCAGTCCGCACGCAGACCTCACGCCAGGGCACAAGCTGGGCGCGCAGCCAGATCAAGCGACGTTGCTCTTCGTCCAGCCACCGCAACCAACGCACGGTCTCGCCGAAGCGGTCGATGGCGGCCGGTGACGCCGCAAAGCGCAAGATGATGCGTTCGTCGGCATAGCCCTCCCACGATTGTCGCTGGATGTCCGGCCAGTACGATGCATAACCCTGGACCTTCGCCGCCGGCAACCTGCGGGCCGTGATGGCGGCTTCTTGGAACTGATCGGCGACCTTCTGCACGGTCCACTCAGCCATGTGCCTGCTCCCGCTTGCCGTAAAGGCGCTCGGCGATCTGGCTCAGAAGTTGCCGCTCGACCCAGTCCAGGCGCGTGTCCTCGGCGGACACGACGAGCAGGCCCTGCTCGCGCCAGCCCTCGCGCTTGAGCCGGTCCAGATCCAGCGTCTGCGGCACGAAGCGCCCCAGCGGCGATCGATATCGGAACTCGGGCGCGATCATGCCTTCGCCTCCCGTGCGATAGCCCAATGCAGCAGCGCGAGGGCGTCGGCCTCGTTGTCGTCCTCGGGTCGGTGGCCCCATCGCTTCGCCGCTTCGATCATTGCCGCCTTGTCGGCGTTCCCTTTGCCGGTGGCGAACTTCTTGATCGTGCCGACCGGGACGCCCTGGTACGGAACGCTGTGGCGCTCGCACCAGGCAGTGAGCTGCGCCAGGAAACCGCCGTAGACGTGCGCGGCATCGACGCTCCGGTGTCGGCGCACCTCCTCGAAGTAGAGCGCCGAAGGCCGACCGGCAAAGCTCCACAGTTCATTGAGCCAACGCACGAAGCGCAGGTAGCGCATGCCGCCGCCCTCGAAGCGGCCGACCTTGAAGTGCTCGGTGCCACTCATGGCCTGGCCGGACAACCGCAACGCCCAGCCCAGCGCGGTGCCCAGATCAAGCGCAAGGATAGCCGGCGTATCGATATCCATCGGCGAGATGGACATCGCGGCGTGCTGGCCGCTCAACCCGTCGCTGGACATCTTGTCCAGACCTCCGCCAAACACGCTCGGTTTGCTGACGCGGGCGTCCACGCGCAGCGAAGTTTCTTCGTAAGCCATTGTTTTGTCTCTTATTCTTTGTCATTGTGACCGAATGAGACCGTAAGATCGTATGTCTATACGCGTGTGCGCGCGCGCACATGTAAGGAACTTACGATTCTGCGGACCCATTCGGTCACACGGGTCAGTTGTCGGCGTAAGGAAGACGAGTGGTTTGCTGGCGCGGCTTGAGCGAAAGCCCGGCCAAGCCTTTCGCACCACCAGGAAGGCGCAACCGCGAGAACCCTCGGGCCAGGAGTTGTTGCACCAACCACCGGGACGTGCCGATGTACTCGCCGCGTTGCTCGCCGCGTTCGCGCCAACGGTGAAAGGCATCCTCGATGGTCACCCGTGCGTCGCGGTGGATGTAGAAGTCCTCAGTGACGAACTCACCGACGCGGTCTTCTTCCTCGAAATACTCTTCAGTCGCATCGATCACGCACTGGGGGGGCCGCAGCCCGCCGTGCTGCCAGTCCAGACAACCCTGCACAGCCCAGCCCATGATCCCGTCGCGCTCGGCCAGCAACTTCTCGGTCAGGCGGCCGTCGCGCCGCTCCGGCGGAATGGTCACGGTGAACGGGATCATGTGCAGGCGTCGTTTCATCGCTTCGTCCACGTTGCGGATGGCCGGCTTGTGGTTGCCAGCGATGACCAACTTGAACTGCGGGATGTACTCGAAGAAGTCCTGCCGCATGAAACGCGCGCTGATCTTGTCGCCGCCGGTGATCGCCTTGAGCTTGGCCTCGTTCCAGCGCCGTCCCTGCTCGGTTTCGCTGGCGGCCACGAAGCGTGCGCCGCGCAACCCCGCCAGATCGGTGGGATGACGATCGCCGCGGCTCTCCATGAACGTATCCATCGGTGCGTTGGTGGCGTAATCGCCCAGGATCGTGGCCAGGGTGTTCACGAACACGGATTTTCCGTTGGCGCCCGTGCCGTACAGGAAGAACAGCGCGTGCTCGCGGGTAATGCCGGTCAGGCAGTAGCCGACGACGCGCTGCAGGTACGCGGCCAATTCGCCATCACCGCCGGTCACATCACCCATGAAGCGCTGCCACGTCAGACAGTTCCCTTGCGGACTGGCCGTGGTCAGCTTGGTCATGTGCTCGCCACGCGCATGACGACGCAGTTCCCCGTCACGCAGGTCCACGATGCCTTGTGGCGTGTTCAGCGCCCACAGATCGCGGTCCCACTCCTCGGCCCAGGAAGCGTGGCGCGGATCGCTACGGGCCAGGCGTTCGACGCCGCCGACGGTCGACGCCGAGGCCAGCTTGGAGCGCTGCGTGGGTTTATCGGCAAACGCTTGCGCCGCACGACAGACGCCACGCACCAAGTGCTGCAGAACCAGCGTTCGATCCGGGTTCCAGCGCGTGCCGGTCCAGCTCAGCCACTGGCCCCAGGCTGCGCAGTAGCGCCAGTCGTCGGCATAGTGGCGGGTGAAGGCCAAGCCAAGACCGTCGTCGCTGCTCCAATCCAGACCGTCGAAGTCGATGTTGGGCGGCGCGGCATCGTTGCCGGGCGACAGGAACGTGCGCTCGCCCGCGCGCAGGAAGCCGTCGATGTCGAAGCCGTCCTCGGCGGCATCGGCAGCGTCCCAGCCCTGCGGCTTGTCGTCGGGCAAGTGCAGCAGCGCGCACGAGTCGGCGCCCGCTTTGAACGCGGCCTGCGCCGCCTGCATCGCGTACTCCCAGCCGGGCTTGTCTTTGTCCGGCCAGATCAGCACGTGCTTACCGCACAGCGGTGCCCAGTCGGTCTTGTCGATCGGCGCGTTCGCGCCGTTCATCGAGGTCGTGGCGCAGACGCCTCGCTCGATCAATGCATCGGCCGATTTCTCGCCTTCGACCAGGACGACCTCGTTCGACGCCACCATGCCCGGCTGGTTGTAGAGCGGTCGGGGCGTCGGCGCCTGTAGCTTGCGCCGCTTCGCGTCCCAAGGGCGGTACTGCTTGCCCTCGGGCGGATCGTAGCGGTAAACGCACGCGATCAACTCGCCGTCCTCGCCGAGGTAATCCCAGCGCGCAGTGTGCGGGCCGAGATCGTCCAGCGCAGGCTCCGACCGCCGCCGCTTCGGCGCCGAACCCGAAGATGGCGCAGGCACGTGACCTGCCAGTCCAGCAGCCAGTTCCAACACGACAGAGAAGTCGTGACGTGCGTGCAATCCGGCGTGCGCCGCGATCAGATCGAATATGTCGCCGCCCTGGCCGGTGGCATGGTCGATCCACAGACCGGCTTTCTCGCCGCTCAGTGCAATCTCCAGACTGTCGCCCGCTGAGCCTTGAACATCACCGATATTGAACTTACCGCGGCGCACGCGGCCTTCGGGATACAGCGATTTCAGTACGCCGTCCAGGCGCAGCATCAGCTGCGCCTGGACCTCATCGCGAGATGAGCGCTCAGGCTGCCGGTTATGCTCCGGCAGCTCTGCGTCATTGAAGTCGATCATGCCGACCGCCTTCGCGCATCCGCTTCGACTGGCAGCCGACCAATGGCATCCAACCAAGGCGCGGCCCGACCGTAGCGTCCCACGAACCGCGAGTCGGTCCAGTTCGCGTCCTCCATGAAACGACTGCGTAATGTGGCTGGCTCGATCCCAGCGTCGGTCGCGCACTGGATCAAGCTCTCCAGCCGCGCCATGAACGTCACCAGCCAAGGTGGCTGTTCTACCGGCTCAATGAAATCGGTGCGAGGTGCATGATGTTTCCGACCCTGGCTGATGCTCAGCGCCTTGGAAAGTTCGCGTTTGCGCTCACGGTGATCATCAATTTGCACAAGCCGATCTTGGGACTTTGGTCCGAGCGACGCGATCTTGGCGGCTTCACTGACGGTGATCCCACCGCTTTCCACCTTAGCGACCAGATCGGCCGTTCCATGCTTACGCACCTCCGAAGCTTTCCGGATCGTACGATCAGAAACAGCCAGCATTTCAGACACTTGCGGTTGAGTTGGGGTGTTAATCGGAAAATTTTCCGATTTACGAGGCTTGCCCCTGCCCCAGACCGCAAGCTGTGTAGCGAGCATCGCACGCTGCGATTCGTTCAAATGCCGCCGGGCCACGTTTTCGCTGATCACGAATGCAACCGGATCGCTTCCACCGAACTCCACCAGACGGGGTTCGACACCACACTCCAGGCAGGCACGGTAACGATGGCGACCGTCGAGGATCATTCCTTCGTGCAGAACGATGTCCCGCAACTGCCCGTTGCGGCGAACGTCTTCCACCAGACCCTTGAACGCCTCCAACGGCATGTCCGGCAGGGCCAGGCAAAGAGGATGGAACAACAGGCTCATCGTGCGATCTCCGGGAAGGTTTCATCGGAGCGCGGGAACACCGGCCGCCAAGTCGCATAGGACCGCCCGGCTCGGGTCGCATTCCAGGCTTTGATGCCGGCATGCAGCATCACGGTGTCCGGAATGGACTGGCCCTCCATGCGCAGTTGCAGCAACCGTTGCCGCAGGTGATACAGCGGCTCGGACTTGCCAAGATGCTCGCCGGTAAACAGTCTTTCGATGAATTCGTCTGCGGCATCGATGTCGCGCTGGCAGAACGCCCAGTGCAGGAACAAGGCCTTGGAGTGCCCGATCGGCATGACCTTCCGCGGCAGTTTGGTGACGAACTGGCTGCTGCGCCGGATCGTGGCCTGGGTGCTCCACGCCTCGATCAGTTCTTGGTTCGGATAGCGTGTTCGACTGTGCGGGATCAAACCGCGCTGATAGTTGAGGATCAGAGGCATCGCCGCGGCGACGGTCGAAGACTCACGCAATCCCACGCCCTCGATGACCAGCACGTCCGCACCGGTGCGCGACCGACCGGTATCGATAACGTCGAAGGCGCTGTTGTCCAAACCCGTGGCCACGCACATGCTAACGGCCACCCCGGACGCCACGATCGCCGCCAATC